AAGAGACTGTGAAAGAGTACAAAAATCCAGTTAAAGCGGACACTGCCGACCATTCAGACAAGTCAGCAAAATCACCAGTAAACGCTTCTGTTAAATCAGCAGGCGGTACAACGGCAAACATAGCAAAAGGCGGAGCAGACGACAACGGAAGACCGGCTCCAACTGCGGCTAAGATGCACGGTGACTTTGAGAACACAGGCGGAAAAGCAAAATCTACTTCTTTCAAGAAGCAAGAGAAGGCAAACACTGCTGATGGTTCTGACAAATCTGCAAAATCACCAGTTGCCAAAGCGTAATTGTTGATTTAACGGAGAACATCGGATGAGTTCACTATACCTAAGAGAGAATCTAACATTTGATCAGGCCAGAGTGCAGGTCTTACACGAGGGAAAAGACGGTAAGGATTTGTACATGAAGGGCATCTGCATTCAAGGTGGGATCAAGAACGCTAATCAAAGGATCTATCCAGTGCAAGAAATCGCTAAAGCGACGAAAACGCTGAACGATCAGATAAGTTCTGGATACTCTGTGTTAGGTGAAGTAGATCACCCCGATGATTTAAAAATTAATTTGGATCGTGTATCACATATGATCACTGAGATGTGGATGGACGGTCCAAATGGATACGGTAAGATGAAAATCCTACCAACACCAATGGGTCAACTTGTCAAAACTATGTTGGAATCAGGTGTGAAACTAGGCGTTTCAAGTAGAGGTTCTGGAAACATGAACGAATACGGAAGCGGTGAAGTTTCAGACTTTGAGATCATCACAGTAGATGTTGTGGCCCAACCTTCGGCACCGGGTGCTTATCCCACGCCAATTTACGAACACCTAATGAACACCAAGGGTGGTAACATGGCAAAGGGTTTGGCGGCTGAAGTTAGAAATGATCCAAAAGCACAAAAGTTCCTGAAAGAGGCACTAACAAACATAATAAAGGACCTGAAATAAAATGATTGATGCAATATCAAAATTAGTAGAGTCTGGAGCAATCTCGGAAGATGTTCAAAAAGGCATCCAAGAGGCTTGGGACTTGAAAATCAAAGAAAACAAAGAAGTTGTAGGCGCTGAGTTGAGAGAAGAATTCGCTAAAAGATACGAGCATGACAAAGCAAACATGATCGAAGCGATCGACTCTATGATGAACGAGAAGTTATCTGAAGAGATCACCAAGTTCGTTGAAGACAGAAAAGCACTTGCACAAGAAAAAATCGCTTACAAAGAAAACGTAGGCAAACATTCTGCTAAACTAGAATCATTCATTCTAGGAAAATTAACAGAAGAGTTAAAAGAACTACACAGCGACAGAAAAGGTGTTCATGAAAACTTTAAGAAAATGGAAGAGTTCGTAGTAAACGCTCTTGCAAAAGAAATTAAAGAGTTCCATGAAGACAAAAAAGGCGTTGTGGAAACGAAAGTCAAACTAGTAGCCGAAGCCAAAAAACAAATGGCCAAGATGAAAGAGGCTTTCATAACAAGATCTGCTAAAGTTGTAGAGTCTGCTGTAAACAAAAAACTTGCTGAAGAGTTAAAATCTCTTAAGGAAGATATCACAGCGGCGAGAACTGTCAACTTCGGCAAGAAAATATTCGAAGCGTTTGCTTCTGAGTACCAGAATTCTTACTTAAATGAGAAATCTGAGACTGCGAAGTTAATGAAAGTAGTTGATGAAACAACTATGAAGTTGAAAGACGCGGAGAAGGCTATCGAAGAGAAACAAGCGGTGATTGAGTCGAAAGAGGCCGAGTCCAAAAGACAGGCTGACTTGATGGAACGTAAGGAAAAGATGGCCGAGATGCTCAAACCATTGGGCAAAGACAAGAGTGAAGTAATGAGTCAACTGTTGGAATCAGTTCAAACAGACAAACTTGAGGCTTCGTTCAACAAGTATCTACCACACGTGATGGCTGACAAGGCTGTGACAAGAGAGGGTGCGAAAGTGCTTTCCGAGTCAGGCGGCGACAGAGCACAAAGGGAAGATGCTGACTTAACAAATATCCGTAAGTTAGCGGGTATATAATTAACTAAACTAAAGGAAGATTACAAATGTCAGATATATTTGAATCAAAATGGGGCGAAACTAAAGCCGCTCTTACAGAAGGTTTAGCAGGCAACAAGAAAAAAACTATGGATGTAGTGTTAGAAAACACTAAAAGATACTTAGCAGAGCAATCTACTGCTGGTGCCACATCTGCAGGTAACGTTGCTACGTTAAACAGAGTGATCCTACCAGTAATCAGAAGGGTAATGCCTACTGTTATTGCGAACGAGATCGTTGGTGTACAACCAATGACTGGTCCAGTTGGTCAGATCCACACACTAAGAATAAGATACGCAGACACAGTATCAGCGAACACAACTGCTGGTGAAGAAGCGTTATCTCCATTCAAAATTGCGAAAGCATACTCTGGTAACCAGAACAACACAACTCCTAAAGCGGCAAACACTGCTTCTTTAGAAGGTACTCCTGGTAAAAGATTATCAATCCAAATCTTGAAACAACCGGTTGAAGCGAAATCTAGAAAATTATCAGCTAGATGGACTTTTGAAGCGGCTCAAGATGCTCAAGCACAGCAAGGTATTGATGTAGAAGCAGAAATCATGGCGGCGTTAGCCCAAGAGATCACTGCTGAGATCGACCAAGAGATCATTGGTTCACTAAGAACATTAGCCGGTTCGGCTTCTGAGTCTTTTGACCAATCTGCTGTATCTGGTACAGCGACATTCGTTGGTGATGAACACGCGGCTTTGGCTGTTCTAATCAACAGAGTTGCTAACCAAATCGCAACAAGAACAAGAAGAGGCGCTGGAAACTACGCTGTAGTATCTCCAACTGCTTTAACTATCCTTCAATCAGCAACAACTTCAGCGTTCGCAAGATCAACTGAAGGTACATTCGAGGCTCCAACAAACACTAAATTCGTTGGTACTTTGAACGGTGCTATGAGAGTATACGTTGACGCATACGCTTCTGACAACACATCAGTACTTGTAGGTTACAAAGGCGCAAGTGAGGCAGATGCTCCGGCATTCTACTGCCCATACATTCCTTTAATGTCTTCAGGTGTTGTGTTAGATCCAGCTACTTTCGAACCAGTAGTAGGCTTCTTAACTAGATACGGATACGTAGAGTTAACAAACACTGCGTCTTCACTAGGTAACGCGGCTGACTACGTTGGATTAGTAGGAATTAGCTCGGCTAACCTAAAATTCAAGTAAGCCAAGGCTTATACAATTTCAAAGAAAGGCGGCTTCGGTCGCCTTTTTTTGTGGCGGTGGTATCTGAACTTTAAATACCCACATGCAGATAGGTAATCAAGAACCATTCTTCCTGATAGCGGGACCTTGCCAGATCGAATCAGAGGCACACGCACTGAAGATGGCTCGCGAGATCAAGCGCATCACGGATTACACAGGCATACAACTCTTCTACAAGAGCAGTTTCGACAAGGCCAACCGTACCTCACTGCACGGCAAACGTGGGGCGGGACTGGAACGTGGCATGGAGATATTCGACAAGTTGAAATCAGAGATGCCGGACCTGAAGATCATAACAGACATACACACCGAGCAACAGGCCGAACTGGTGGCACCACACGTGGATGCCTTACAGATTCCAGCGTTCCTGTGTAGGCAGACCGACCTGCTACTGGCCGCGGGCGAGACCGGACTGCACATCAACATCAAGAAAGGGCAGTTCCTGGCGCCATGGGACATGGCCAACGTGGCGGCGAAGGTGGCCAGCACGGGCAATGACAAGTTATGGTTGTGTGATCGTGGAACCAGTTTCGGATACAACACCCTGGTCAACGACATGCGTGGCCTACACGAGATGAAGAAGACCGGGTACCCAGTGGTGATAGATGCCACACACAGTTGCCAACAGCCCGGAGGCAATGGCACCAGTTCCGGAGGCAACAGGGAACACATTCCAGTGATAGCCCAGGCGGCTGTAGCAGTAGGAGTGGCGGGCGTGTTCATGGAAGTGCATGACGATCCCGACAACGCGGCATCAGACGGACCTAACAATTTACACCTAAGTGATCTACAAAATTTACTGATAAGATTGAAAAAGATAGACGCTGTGGTGAAATAATGGAATACTGTTTCCATCACATACCAAAGACAGCAGGATCCAGCCTGCAACTTAGGCTGGCACATCGTGAAAGCATCGGTGAACTGCCCGCGGGGTCAACCCTGGTAGTGTATCCGCTGTATGATGACATGAGATTCTATCGTGTAAGTGAGGATCCTGGCTTCGATCCCACAGAACCCATCAAGACGGCATTCCTTAGGACATATAAACAACCTTCTGCTGGCGGGAACGCTTCTATAGTGATGGGACACTACACCAACATCACACAACCGGGAGAACATTTCGTGTGGTTGCGTGATCCTTTACGTCGTGACCTCAGTCACTTCAACTACGATTCAAAATTCAACAATCAACTGCACAACGATTTCGCACAACACCTGTCTTTGATGCAGGGCAACTTCATGGTTCTCTGGTTGTATGGCAGATACCTAGGACGTCACGACAGCGTCAGCATGGAACACAGGTACAACGCGGTCAGAGATGTACTGAAGAACAAAGTCAAACGAGTTTATGCCACGGAAAAGTTCGAAGACAGTTGGGGAGACATCGCCGGCATGCTCGAAGTCAGTGTTGATCCTCGATTAAAATCAAATCAGGCAGATCGAGATTACAATTCTGTCGCAAGATTTGAAGATCTGTCCGACGAGTTCAAGACCTGGCACCGTTCGAGGAATCAGTATGATTACAGATTGTTTGATGAGTTCTGTGCGTAGATAATCAAAAAAAATTTCACCGCCATGCCCGCCACAGACCAAATGTGCTAGTTTTACTCACACACTACGCTTCTAAATAATTCAGAGTTCCGCAAGGAATTCTTAACAAGGGAGGTCCAACAATGGATATCATGAACCAAGTTAAGGGATGGGCTAAGGCCATCGCCGACGTGGGAGTAAGTCTCAT